GTTAAAATTTCAGATATTACTTCTTCTTTAACTTCTTCTTTTTTAGGTGCAGGACTTTTCTTTACGTAAGGAACGCCACCAGCACCATATCTAATTACTTCATCAGACATTTTTATCTCCTTTTTTTACTTCGTCTTTTAATTTCTTAAAAGTCTTGCCTGCCAACAGGTCTTCTTCAGCGTCATGTACTTCCGCTTCTTTTATTTTATCAAACTGACCTTCGTTTGGCGTATTGTCAGCAAGATCCTCTATAAAACTATCCCTATCTTCTTTCATTTATCACTCTCATTTAACAGTTTAGCTTCTTCTTTTTCTTCAATTTCTAAACTAGCTTGTTTAGCTGGACCATCTGTTCCTAGGACTCTCTCCATTTTTATGAGTTTGTCCATTTGTTGTAGTGCCCCATGTACAGCATTCAAGTTATTTCTCATTTTTTGTGTTTCACCCTCAACTTGTTGAATTTTTATATTTAAATCATCAAAAGTTTTTGCTAACACAACTCTTTCTTCTTCTAATTGTTTTACACTAATTCCCATAATATCTCCTTATAATATATTATGCAACAGCGTAACCGTTACCTGCGATCACATTCCATTTTGCATTTTTAAATAAACATGTTACCGTTTCACCTTCAGCATTCAAAGTAATATTAGTACCACCACGTAAGTTAGTTGGTGTAATTACTACGTTGTTTGTACCTGATGTAGATACATTGATAAATGTTTTGATTTGTCCTTCAGCACCATCTGCTAATGATATAGCACCAGTTGCTGATGTTGCGTTTATTTCAGTCACAGCTGATGTTACGTTTGCAACCTGTGATGAAGCGTCAGCAGTAATTGCTTGTGAAGCTTGTGCTAAACCTAAAAAACTAGGTATGTTATTAAACACATTTTCTGCTGATATTTTTTTGTTGATTGGAGTACCACTTGGGTCATCCACTACGTGAAACAAGTCAGCTGAAGCCAACGAGTCACCTAAATCGGTCAATGCCGTTATTTTTTTGTCTGCCATTTTTTTCTCCTGTTAACCCTTTCGGGAATGCTACTCTAGGTATTTGCCTAGATCAATTTGTTCATATAGTATATATAAGGGCACTTTGAGCGCCCTTATACATTTAAATTATTAACTTGTTACAGTTTTAGCAACTGCGATACCACTAGCGTAAGTTAGTGTAGCCGCAACTGTATTACCTGCTGCTGCTGCCGCTGTATCTTTGATAGTACCACCGTTAAGTGCTAATGTTGATACTGTCAACACGTCTGTATTACCAATACCACCAGATGTTTTTCTAAATCTTAACTGGTTAGCAGTAGACTCACCTGATATGTAAGCAAGTGTTAAGTTACCATATCCACCACCTGATTGGTCACCGTTAGTGACTGTCAATTGTGGCGAACCTGTTACTGTAACTGCTTCGTCAAATGTAATCTCTACATCAATTTGTGCGTTAGCGTCATTCGCTGTAAAGTCAGTATTCGCTGTAGTACCAACTACGAATCTTGTTCTCGTAATAGTTGGTGTTCTCAATCCTGTTGTTGCTGAAGTACCTGCAAGACCACCGATTGCAACCAAAACTTCTGGTTGAGCATTTACGTTGTCATTACCTGAAGCTTTAGTTCCAGCTGCTCTTACCCAACCTTGATTAGTTGCGTAAATATCGCCTCTATTGTCAGGTGCATTTTCATCAACAGGTGCAAATTTTGGCTTATTACTAGCACTAGCGTGTGCTTTTCCCCATGAGCTCATATTTGTTTCTCCCTATTCTTTAAATAATTAATTAATTATTGTTATATAACTAGTACTATTTATAAGATTAGAAGCCTAACTTTTTGAGTTCAGATATAGTTTTTGATGTGTTTGTGTGATGTATTGCCTTACCACCTGCATTGATAAACTCTCTTACGTTTTTCTCGTAATCATCAATCAGAATAGAAGGACTACCTTTTTTAGCAAAGAGTTTCTTCTCTTTTCTTCTTACAAGGTTAATCTTTGAACGATTTGATATACCTGCGTTTCGTCTTAACCATTCAGTTTTACCAGGGATACAATTAGGATCAAATGATTCTTCTACGTATGCTGATAATATATGTGGGTCAAGTTTAGATATGTAAGACCATAACTGTTTGCCACCAGGCATCCAAGGAAGAGTACTCCAAAAGTTTTTCTTTGCCTTGATCAATCCCCATTTTTCTTTAGATGATGGTATATTCATCCACTTGTTGATTGACATACCTGTAGTTCTCTGAGCACCTGTTTTAAAGTCTGCAAGTACTCCGTCCATATCGCAATATATGATAGGTTTAGTCATAGTGTTTTCCTTATACTATTATACTATCATATAATAGTGCCTTTGTCAATTGACAAAATGTCGCAACTAGATAGGTTTTGCACTAGGTTCTACGTCTATTGCACCAGCGTCTTTACCAGTAGCAGTTTTACCTTTGTCACCTAGTTTGATAATCTTTGTTTCTGCTCTTAAAGATTTAAAAGGTTTCTTTTCACCTTTTGAAGGGTCTGTATAGTCTTTAACTTTTTTAGCATTTTGTTTTTCACCATGATCGTCTTGTGTTACAGCTTCTGAAGTTGCTTTAGATATTGCAGCTCTTCTTTTGTGAAGATACTTGTCTGTAGAATCTGTATCGCCATCGTTGTCAATGTCTTTATCTTTTCTATTATCAAACTTTTTCTTAACAGCGTCTTTATTAACTGGATCTAATTTACTCTCAACAAGTTTACTTGCGATTTCTTCTATTGATCCTTTTTTAGTTTCAAAGTATTTCTTATCTACTGATAACTTAACATCTGTTATAGGTTTTGAAATAGATGGTTGTGATGTAGCAATCGTATTGATTTTTTCTTCTACACTACCTTGTTTTGTATCAAAATATTTCTTTTCCATTATTTTTTACTCCCTCTTACTTTTTTAGCAAGGTCTTTATCAGCACCACCCCATGTACCACTAGACTTTGTAACAAAACTATTTACTCTAGCCATTGCCCATTGTTGTGGTGTAGTTCCTGGTCTGTGACCACCTTTCCATGCAGCCATTCCTCTGTTATATACTTGTTTAAGTATTGAGTAAGACATACCTGTTTTTTCTGCTTTATTTTTTACAGCTGCAATAGCTTCTAATAATGCTTTCGCAGGATGCACTTCTTCTTTTTGTGTCTTATTTTTAAGTTGATCCATCTTCATTTGTATATTCTCCAAGTCGTTTTTAGTTATTGCAATTTTAGTTTTATCTTTAGGGTCACCTACATCAAAATCTTTTAATTTAGTTTGTAGTGCCATTTGACTAGTTCTCATTTTAGCCATTCTTTCACTATCAGTTGTTTGTTCTTTCATAGAACCAGCATGTTTCATATCACCTGTTTTTCTTTTCATTGCAACACTTCTTGCCATATTAGATACAAAGTTTATACCTGATTGTGCAAGTTGCATTAATGTATCTGTAGAATATTTGTCTAAAAAGTTCTTTAAAGTTTTTACTTTTTCAGGTGACATTAATTTTATTTGTGCCCAACTATCTTTTAATTTTTTGATTTGATCAGGACTCATTGCTTCAAGCATATTAATTGCTACATCTTCTTTGTTTAATATTGATTTTGCAATCTCATGGCCTTTTGTTATAGTCTTTTTCTCTAAAGGTGGTTCGTCATTGTATTTCTTTTTAGCAACTGACATGCCAATAGCATAAGCGTCATCTTTGCCTTCTTTAAACTTAACGTTACCTCTTAAAGTATCTTGTGTAATTTCTATCTCTTTTACACCATCTCTCTTTAATTGATCCATCTTTGCTTGTGCCTTTTCTTTTGTTTTAAAAGGTACTGCAAATCTTTTTTTGTTTAGTGGATCTCTATATCTTACTACATGAACAAGCGTAAATTCGTTCAAGTGCCATGATTGTCTGTATCTAGTTGTCATTAGTTATTTACCTTTGCTCCCGCTCTCCATTGATAACAAGACCAATATCTTGCTTTCCATTTAGGTCCTGGATTATCACAATTATGTCTTGCTCTAAAGCTTCTTCGTCTTGCAGGATCATCTCTCTTAATACTTAATCCTGTTGTATCACCAAATGATACTTTGACTACGTTGCCTTTTTCGTTTTTAGTATATACGTAAAATTTCTTACTACCACCTCTGATTGGGTCGTTTAGTTTTACTTTTTTACCTTGGTATTCTGCTTCAGTAATTAAAGATGGTAATACACCCCACTCATTTACGTCTTCAGCAAATTCTTTAAATGACATTTTGAAGCCTTCAGAAGCACCTAATTCTTTTCTCATCTCCGCTTTAGATTTTCTGTATTTTCTTTCAAATTCCTCTGCGTCTAGTCCACCTTTTTCTTTACTCATAAGGTCTATAGCGATGTCTTTCATTCTGCCTTCTTGCATATTTGTATTTGTGTCAATCACTTTATTGAACATCTTGTTATATGTTTCTTCAATTTTAGATTGCCATTCTTCTCCGTATCTTTCCTTATATTTATTAATAGTTTCTTCTTTAGTTGCCCATTCTTCTATGTCTTTTAGTTCAACTTTTTTATTCATCTCTTTTTCCTTTTTAGCGTTTATATTGATTAAGTTATCACTATGTTTGCTAGGGGTGTAAGATGTGCCTTGAAAGGTAGGTTTATAGTGTTTTTCACCTGGAGTTATTGAAGATGTATATTTAGCATAGTCATGTCCTATATCATAAGACTCTGGCATACCACTATCCTGAAATTCAGTACCTCTATGTTGAGGTTCTCTTTCATTCTTTGTCTTTAACTCACCATACATTTGTTTGAAACGTTTTGTATGTTTACTTGTTTTAGTTTTTGCTTTCTTATCAGCAGGCGATTGTACATAAGCAGACTTATCACTATCAGACTTCTTACCTTGTTTTTCTAAATGTCTATCGTGTGCTTTCTTATCTTTATCGCTTAAACCTTTAACGTATTTTTTAGGTTGATCCGTTTCTTTGTCATACGGATTCTTTCTTTTACTCTCTTTCAAGTTCATTGATCTTTCCTCTAATTTGACTGGATAGACAGGTGTTTCCATGATATTGTATAACCAACATTTGTGTAGTTTCATATCCTCGTCTTCCAATGTAACGTAGTTTGTTCCTCTTCTTATGATAACACCAGTAATATTTGACTCTACGTCATCAACTATATCTCCCACATCATACATTTGCTCAGAAATATATTTGTCCCTTAATGTCATCTTATCTAACTCCTCTTTTGTAGAGGCAGTTATAAATGGTTTAAATCTTAATGTGCCTTCTTCAATATCATATGAAGCAGCCAACATCATTCCTTTTCTTACATTCTTAAATAAATCTTGTGCCTTTGTTGTATTAGCAAAGCCAGACGGAAGACCTTTTTTGAAACTTGTAAAGTCTTTATCTTTAGCAGCCTGCCTCATTTTACTAGCACTCATACCTGTTGCACCATCAGCGTCTGGATCTCTTTCACCAGCACTTGCAACATTTATACTATCAAAGTCATATAGACCATGACGGCTCTTAACGCCGTTATATTTTTTTAAGATAGTATCAAATTCTCTTACTCTATCTGAACCTGCAACAAACGTAACATTAGAATATCCTTTATTGTGTAATTCAGTAGCAATATCTAATATCATGTTTGAAGGGTTTAGCATTATGTTTCTAGCATGTCTAGGAAACATTTGTTTCATTGTTGCAAGTTTGACTCTTGCGTTCAATGGATTCTTGTTCGTGTCTTCACTCTTACTTAAATAAATTCTGTAGTCATCTGTTCTTTGTTGTGCTACTTTATTAATAAGTTTTTCATGCCCAATCGTAGGCGGGTTAAATCGGCCAAAGGTAAATGCAATTGATCTACCCTTGGCCTCTTTTATTTTTGATAATGATTTCAGTTCATCTGGAGTTATTTTACCATCCTCCATGATCTCGTTCAACTTTTTGAAAAATTTGAGATAATGATACTTTTCTAACATTTTATAAATCACATTTTTAGGAAGTCGGTTCTTAACGCCAAACTTTCTGATTTCGTCTGGCGACATGTCTTTGTCAAATGCATCCTTTCGGTTTGCATAAGTTTTGTCGCCAATATCAATTAGAGTGTTAATAGAATCTTTAATCTCAGCTAACTTTTTAGAAATTAATCCTGACAAGTTTTCTATATCTGCACTTGTCAATTGCGATAATTCCTCATAATCAATCATATCTCGTACTAATTCACCTTTAACAACATCTATTTCAGAAACACGCTTCTGAAAATCCGCTACGTATTTTTCAGGTTCAAAGGTGCCAGGTTCTGGTTTTTTGATCCACTTGTTAGTGTCTATATCAAAAGTACCATCAGCCATGTCCCTTGCCTTATTAAATGTAGCAGGATCTATGATGGAAAAGTAGTTGATAGGATGCTCTGTGCCTGGTATAGTTTTACCATTTATCTGTCCTTGATATTCTCTAATCTCATCATGTACCTTTTCTTGTTCTGTTTTTGAACCAGGTATATCAAATAAGATATTAATATCAAGGTCTGCGTCAGCCCTATATTGTTTTGTTAATATACTACCAATTAGTGTATATTTAACTACTTTACCAAATTTTTCAAATGTCTTTATACCATCTAATGCCATTTCCTTAACAGATGGTTTTAATACTGGATTAGGTGTATCTGCTTTATCAAATACTCCTCTTGCATATGTCTTTCTAGGTATATCAATTATACTTTCTTTTAAAGACTTTCTTTTTAAATTAATTTTAGGATAAACTTCTTTTGCTAATTTAACACTTGCGTTGTGATCTGAAGGATAATGCCAACCTGCATATACTCTACCCATACCACATTCGTCAGCAGCGTCAATCAAGCCTTCTCTATGATCAGGATATTTTTCTGCATAATATTCACCAATCAATCTACTTTGTAAAGAGTGGCCACTAGGGTATGCTGGTGTCTTCATACTATCAGACTCTAAAGGCATTATATTAAACGTCATGCCTGTAGCTTCTGCAACTTGATATGGTCTTGCTCTTTCAAACTTGTTCTTTAGTTTTTTAGCAATAGCAGCGCCTGTTTCAGCAATCTTATCTGTATCGTTTTTGTTTAACTCTAAATTATTTTCTTTTAGATATTTTTCTATAGCGTATTCTGCTTTAGGATCGTGGTTTTTTACTGATTGTTCAATTGCTTTATTTCTTTGTTTGAACATACCTTGCATTTCAACCATTTCTTTTTTAGTTGCAGCTGATGTATTCTTACTAGGCGATGAGCAATGTACTTCGTCTATATTACCTGTATAGTTTTTAATAGGCTTTTCTTCTACCTTAGCGTGCCTAATATTTTCTATATCGTTAAACTTTTTAAATCTCATCTTTTACGAGCCTCTAATTCCTTTTTCATCCATTGTTTCGCTCTATAGTTTGATACAGGCGATGTAATAAATTTTCTTACTACTTTACTTATTCTATTCATTGTAAGCGTTGTCAATTCTAAATCTGACTTGTTGTTATCAACTACAATAAAATTCCTCATACCAAATAGTCTTTGAAACTTACCTATATTACTTTGAACACCATTCCAACTATTTGTTGTTATGTATTCTGGTATAGTTCTTTCACGTCTAGCATTTCTTGCCAATGCAACTTCTAAACTTGTATTCACAAATACCATATAACAATCGTAACCCATTTGTTCTAGCATGTTATGATGTCTGGCAATCATATCATAATCTCTACCAGTACTATCAATAACTAAACCAAGTCTTCCATCTACATATTTATCTAATTGTGATATAGTTAATGCTTTTGCACTTTTTCTTATTATGTTTCTAAAATATGTTTCTTCGTCTGGCATACTTAAAGATAAGTTTGCCTTTTTTAATCCTCTTTCAAATGCAATATCTGAATTAACTAATTTTAAACCACTACCTGCAAAGGCACTAGATGTAACAAACGTTTTACCTGACCCAGGACCACCTGCAAGAAAAAAGGCTTTGAATATACCTGGATCGTAAAGTCCTTCAGATAAGTGTTGTATAAAACTATTTACTTTCATTTTCTATTCTTCTTATAATTTCGTTAGCAGTATCTTCAGGTGTACCACCCTCTGCTTTTATTTCTAAAAATCCTGGTCTTTTTCTCATATATTCTATTACAGGACCTGTTTCTTTTTTATATAATTCTATTCTATTACCTATGATCTCTTCCGTATCATCTGCTCTACCTCTTGCAAGTAGTCTTCTCATTACTTCTTCTCTACTTACATCTAAAAATACTGCATAGTCATAACCTATTTCTGCTTTCTCCATATCTTCAACTTGTTGCATATATCTAGGCCAACCATCTAATACATAACCTTGTGGTGATTGTTCAACTTTTTTAGTAATTAAATCTAATACTATTTGATTAGGTACAAACTCACCTCTATCAATAATTGATTTAACTTGTTGTCCTATCTCACTACCTTTTTCTACTTCTTTTCTTAACATGCCACCTGGATAGATATGTGTAATATTAAAATGTTTAATTAAGTATTCTGTATATGTTGATTTACCTGAACCAGGACCACCTAACATAACTATTCTCATTCTACCTAATTTTTCAAATATAAAATCTCTAAAAGTTTTCATCCTTTAATCCAATTCTTAGCAATGTTAAAGTTTGCTGTACTAAACTCTAATCTATCTACTAGTTTAACTGCGTTACCTAATCTATCTACAGCAACATAACCTTCTGGATTTGTTACTTCAAACCCATTGCCTTTTTGTAAAAACGTACCGATAGATTTAATTTGATTCATCTTACTAACTAAAAAGTTCTTAACTCTTTGTAGTGTAACGTAACTTGCGATTGCAAAGTAAATATCGTTTTCGTTACTATCAATAAATCTTAAACCATCGTTTTTTATCATCTCGTATTTCTTTTTAGCGTTTGCTGTTTTCTTACTTGACATCTCATCATCTAATACAGACGCATAGTATTTTCTAAAATCAGATTGTAGAGTTTTAACATTAGCAATAGTCTGACCATCTCTTATTTTTGTATTGAAAAATATTTTAAGTCTAGCGCCTACAGATAATAAATTTGTCTGTCTTCTTAATAGTTCTAATATTCTTTTACCTTTACCTAATGATCCCATAGCCATTCTTAACATACTATCATATTGGTCACTTTCAGTTGTTGTAAATGTAGCAACACCTGAAGCGTCTTTGTATGAAGCGTCATCATAAAATACTGATGGCGTCTTTGCAAAACGATTTACATTGACGCCAAAGCTTGCTTTTAAATTAGCCATTTTTCTGCCATTGTAAGTAGTGTGAAAAATGATACCTAGTTTAGCTCTCATAATTTTT